GCTGGCCGCAGCGGTTAAAAATGTCAACGCACCTAAGGTGATCAAGACGGCCAGCAAAAATAACCAACAACAAGACCCTAAGAAGGCAGTGACCGCCGAAGCTAAAAAAGCCATTGCACCGGGCGTTGCTGTTACTGCGGCCCCTTTAAGTAAGAAGGCAGCTTTAGCACCGATAAAGGCCCTCCCATCTTCTAAAAAAATTAAATCACTATTGGGATAAACAAAATGGCAAAGAAGAAATTTTCAGTAGGCGGTTTAGGCGGCAAGGGCACCACAGGAGCCCTTGGTAACTGGGATGTAATAGGCAAGGGCCTAGACGGTGCCAACCCCTGGCTAGACGCGTCAGGAGATGAGGCCCAAGCCAAAGCCGATAAAATCGCCGAAGAAAATCGTAAACAGTGGGACGGTCTTTCAACACCTGACCTAGAGGGGACGGACCTAGACGAATATTCTTGGCTTAACGACCTAGACCAAGGTGAGGACGTTACATATGAGGATGTAGACGCTAGGCTTGCCGGCGCCGACACCGTCTCCGGCACAGCATTCGACGATATCGAAGGTGACCCGAGGTTAAAAGAAAATCAAATGGCAAGCCTTGGGGCGCTTAACGAGCTAGTAGACGGCGGCGGCTTTAATGCATCCGATAGGGCCGTCCTAAGTAGAATCTCAAGCGGCGCAGCATCAGGCGATAAAGGCCGTAGAGATGCCATACTCCAAGGCATGCAGCAAAGAGGCATGGGCGGATCCGGCATGGAGCTCCTAGCCCAGCTAGATTCAAGCCAAGCCGCTACCGACCGAGTAGCCCAAGAAGGCCTTGACGTAGCAGGCATGGCACAGGACAGATCAATGCAAGCTATGCGTGAGGGCGGCCAGCTAGCCGGCGCTATCAGGGGCCAAGACTTCGGAGAAAACGCCCAGAGAGCCGAGGCCTTTGACGCGATCTCTAAATTCAATGCCGGCACCCTAAACGATAATAAAGAGTTTAATGCGGCCGCAACCAACCAAATGGGTCAATTTAATGCAGGCAATAAGCTTGAAACCGGCATGTTTAACAAAAATACAGCCATGGACGCAGCAAAAACAAACCTCGCGGGCCGTCAAGGTAACTCCGACAAAAACATAAGCCAAAATAACAGCGCAAAAATTGATCTCCCGCAGCAAGACTTCGCCAATAAAGTAACAAAGATGCAGGGCAGAGGGGGCGCACTTACTCAAGCCGGGGCAGCGGCTCAAGCCGGTGCCGACAAAAAAGAGGCAGCGATCGGTCAAAAAAAGCAGGGGGTAATGACTGCAGCCGGGGCCCTAATGTCAGATGAAAGAGAAAAGAAAGACGTATCTAGAATCTCTGACGATGAGCTAGAGGAGTTTTTTACCGCAGCCAGTGGCGGTAAAAAGTTTAAATACAAAGATACATCTAAACCCGGCACTCAAGAGGGCGTACGCGTTGGCATCATGGCTCAAGACGTAGAGGGTACTGAACTAGGTAAGCACGTAGTCAAAGACACCGAGGACGGTAAAATGCTAGACACCGATAACCTTATTGGCCTCATACTAGCCTCTCTAGCAAAAAAGAAGGGATAACTAATGCCTCAAATGAATTACGACGATGATCAGTCACTAACCCCTGAGCAAAAAAAAGCTGTATATGATTCACTTACGGAAAAATACGCAGCGGCCGGTGACCGAAGTGACCTAGCCCGAGCCGAGAAAAAATCAAATATGCAGCGCATGGGTGCCGGCCTCATGGACGGTTTTGCTATGTATACTGCAGCGGATAACGGCGTAAAACCCGTTAACTTTGATTCGATGAGAGCAGAGGCCGATAAAAGGGTGATTGATGCCCAAAATATGCGCAAAGAAAGAATGGACGGCGTCCTTAAAACAGATCAAATGGAAAGGATGGCAGAGGACCGATCATTTGAGGATAAAAACCGTGGCCGCAAAGAAAAAGACTGGCAAGAGAACGATAAAGCTGCAGCGGTTGATAATGACGTCAACTCTAAAGAATCAGAGATAGCTAGAGACCTAGCTAAAAAAATGATGCCTGAAAAAGACTTTAGCGGCATGACGGCGGCACAGCTCAAAAAGGGCCTACCGATGCTAGAGAAAATGTATGCGGCCGAGCAAGCAAGCACTATTCGCAGAGACAGCATGGCCGAGAGAAAGGACGCAAGAGCTGACAGCAAAGAGGAAAGAGAAAACTTTAGAGAAGAAAACCGCGTGCGCAGGGATGAGGAAAAAACGAGGAGACAGGATGAAAAAGACTTTGCCCTCGCAACCCCTTACGGCGCAGCTAACACCGAGCAAGACGCCAAAGACATCAAAGCCGGACATGAGGCTAAAAAGTCTTTTGATTCAAAACTTGATGAGATGATTGAACTCAGAACCAAACACAACGGCGGAGCACTCTTTAATAGAGAGGACGTTGACAGGGGCCAACAGCTTTCCAAGGACCTCTTACTTGAATATAAAAATATGGCAAAACTCGGGGTGTTAAGCCAGGCAGATGAAAAAATCATCAATGCAATCATTCCCGATGACCCTTTAGAATATAAGGCCGCAGGGTTACTAGGTCAGGACCCTGTTATGAATAATATGAAAAAATTCAAAATTGATAGTGACAATAATTTTGCCGAAAGAATCAAAACTAGAATCAGAGGCGGCGGCTCTCAAGGAGCGAACAAAGCACCTACACCCCAAGTACCCCAAGGCGGCTTTAACGGTGCAGACTTACCATAAGATAAACCTAAAGACCGGGGGCCTAAATAATGCCGCTTAAAAAGATGTCAAAGGACGGCTCTACCTTTTATGACGTAGAGGATAGTGAGGAAAGCCTAGGGGCAGCAAAAGCCAAAGGCTACAAAGAATATGTCCCAATGACAAAAAACGGGGCCGATGTCTTTAATGTTGAGTTTACTGAGGAAAGCTACGGCCAAGCCGTCACTAAAGGCTACAAAGACCTAGAGCGCTACAAGTTTGAAAACACAAGAGTAGCTCCCGAAGTCTCTTTCGGCGGAGCACTAGCCAAGGGCCTTGGTAACGCCACTAGTATAGGCGACGAGATGACAGGCCTAGCTGGGGCAATAGTGAATCCTACCGGTTCAGATAAAGGCTTTGCCGACCGTTATAGAGACAGTAGGGATTTTGCCCGAAAGGGCGACGATGCAGCACTAGACCAACAACCCCTTGCATACATAGGCGGCCGCTTAGTTGGTGGGGTAGCCGGTGCGGTAGCGGCACCAATCACTAACACCCTAGGCGGGGGCGTAGCCTTAGGCGGTGCTATGGGTCTAGGTGATTCTACTGCCGATCTTACAAAGCCTAGCCTAGAAAACGTAGGCGAGGCGGCACTAGATACAGCTATGGGAGCAGGGGCAGGTTTTTTAGGCTACGGCGCAGGCAAAGCAATTAGTAAGCTACCAGAGGCCCCGGCAGCACTACGCAGCATGGGAGAAAATGCCGGCCGCTACCTAAAAGCAATTGGTAGAGGGGCAGCTAGAGGCTCAAAGGACGTAGGCGAGGACCTACCAAGAATCATAGGCATCAATGAGATCGGTGCAACCGTAGGGGCGCTTAAAGGAGCAGTAGCCGAAGTCAAAGCAATAAGCGCTGACCTAGCCGAGTTTAAAAAAGTAGCAGAGGCAGCAAGACGCATCAGACCCCTATCTGATCTCACTAGAGGTGAGGCCGTAGTCATAGGGGCAGGTAAAGAGCTAGGTGATTTTACTGATGAGGAGGCTATTGTCTCAGCCCTACTGAGTGAGGGCGATAACCCAGTAAAGCAGTGGTTTGCAACCAAAGGAGCAATCCTAGACCCCGGCCAAATAGATGCCGACAAATACGCTAAAATGCTAGCAATGGGTCCTGATGCCAGGAATGTTGCCAGGGAGTTTAGCCCAAGAGAGGCAGCCGGGGCACTTAAACCAGTCATCGAAGAATCTCAGGACCTTTTTATCAATGCTAGAAACAAAAGGTTTAGCCAGCTCCAAGACCGAGCAAGAGCTGACTTTAACCCAGCTGATGCCGGCCCAGTCTTTAAAGGCATTGAGGACGCTATAGAGGATGCTATCTCTCTTAAGTCAATCCCAGGCAGCACAAGAGCTGTCTTAGACGATGCTAATCAGATGATTAAATTTGGGGTAGCTACTAGGCAACATAAACTCAATCCCGGCAAATGGGAAAACTCAGGCTCAACCGAGCAGTTTAACCGCTTGCAAAAAGCTAGGGAGCTCCTAGATAGCCAGATTAAATGGGCGAATGAGAGGGGCCACAACCTAGCTGAATCTCTTTTGGTGGGAGTTAGAGGAGATATTGATAACGTCTTAAAGATTAGCCCCGATAAAGTAGAGGCCGATGGCCTTTTCGCAGCTTCAAAGAGCGTAGAGAAAAACTTCTTTGATGCTACCGAGTTTAGAGGGGGCGGCGTTGATGAGGGTAAAATCTCCAGACTACTAGGAGACACCGACCAAGCGCATAGGTTTAGGAGCTCCTTAGAGGACCTTAAAGGCTTTGCTAATCACCCTGACCTAGACCCAGTATTTAAAGAAAAGGCCAGTGAGCTAATCACCCAGCTCGAAGCCTCTACGGGGACAATGGCAGCCAAAGCCGACCTAGGCAAGTTTAGACAGGCCCAGGGACCTACCAGCCCAGCGGTAGAGCGTATGCAGAGTATCCAAGGCAAGTCATCGGTCATGCAGGATGCAGTAAGGGCCCCGAGCGGTTTCCTCAACTCAGCCGATCAGTTTTCAAAATTTATTGAGAAAAAACTAGGCAAGTCTCTAAACAAACTTGACCCAGGTGAGAGAAAAAAAGCCGTACAGTTTATGATATGGTCAAAAAAGAATCCCGAAGCCTCACCGTCAAAATATGACGGGGTGTTTAGACAGCTTTTTCCTAACGCTGAAAACCAAGGTGCGGTTGACGCATACCTAAAGAGCTAATACCATGCCCCCCAATTAATACACCTGGGGGTTTCCATGATTAAGAAGTTACTTTTACTCTGTTTCTTTTCAGTCTTTAGCTGCACAGCTACGGCGGCACAGCCACTAACTGATGAAAACGGCCTACGTTTTGATGAGCCTAAAAGGGGCGACGTTATCGGCCTTGACAGGTCAGGTTACCCGATTTTTCTAGGCGGCATCCCTAGCTATGAGGTTGATACAATTTTAGACACCGAAGTTTACCGAGGCACTAAAACTGTTTCAGGCGAATTTGGAACCTCGGGTTGGATCGGTAACTGCACAGCTAACGCAGTCGCTCCCAACGTAGTCATCACTGCAGCTCACTGCAAAGGCACAGGAGCGCGCATCAATTTTGCTCACAGAGAGTCAGGCAAAAGCTACGCCGGCACCTGCACCCGGCATCCACGCTACAACACAAGCACAATCTATAACGATTGGGCACTCTGCAAGCTAGATACCTCACTGCCAGCCGGTTCAAAACTCGTAAACCTTTCAAAGCTTAAGCCCAAAATCGGCGTTGATATGTATGTCAATGGTTTCGGCGCTCCTAATGTGGGCACTCACTACTGGGGCACAGCTAAAATTAGCTCCTATTCCGGCAACCAAGACGTAGTAACATGCGGCCCCTCAAACCTCGGGGGCGGTGACTCAGGCGGTACTCTCATGGTCAACGGTGCCGATAGAACCTTTGCTAGCATCTGGCCAGTAGGCACCGGCGTAAACTCACGCGGTAACAACACCTGCAGCTATTATAACCACTATGGACATAGCGAGTTTGTTAGTTGGGTGGCCGAGTATGAAGTGTCTAAGGGAGTTTCTTTGTGCGGGCACGGTGCAGGCGAATGTAAGCCAGGCGGCACGGATCCGCTAGACTGCGAGGCTCTTTTAAATGAGCTAGCGGCATGCGTTGAGTTTCCTGCCCCAGGATGCCGAAAGGCCTACACAGATTTTAACTCTTGCGTATCTGATAAATGACCGGTAGGTTTTAGTTACTCCTGTAAATCACGTTATTGGCAGCCCTGCTTCACCCGAGGCGGGGTTCTTTTATCTGTAAAACCTTTACGCGCCGATATCTCGCCTAGTATAGTTTTAAAAATCTTTAGCACTAAGGCGGGTAACTATGGTCAAGTTAATCATCCTTCTTTTGTCTCTAACCGCCTGCAGCTCAAAAAAAGCCGAGCCCCACACCAATGATACCGATGACCTACAAATCTATTTCGACCATATTTATAGAGACGTCCAAAACGAGCTTGACCCCGTAACAGGTTGGATCGACAACCATGACTGTGACGGTCTCCTATGGAACGGCCTAGCCTGCTCCTTAGGCATGCCAGTAAGAATCGACCTAGCCGAGCATAGCCCCGGTGAGCTACACAGGCGCCCCTACAAAGCTTGCTACTCAAAAGAGGGCATTGATCAGGGCTCAAAGTCCACAATCTCTAGAGATATGGTTACCGGCTATTTAGCATGCGCTATAGAGAGAGATGACCTAGACGCTTTAAAGCGTCTAGCTGACTACGGCCAAGCCAATGCTTGGATCATGGGCGAGCCAAAAGCTATGGTTTCAAGGGTGCTTTTAACTGGTAACCTCATAGGCCTACTAGGTAGAGCAATCTATAACATCTCATCCGGCAGTAGTGACAGAACCTACCGACACACCCCGGCCCTTTATCTGCCAGTATCAGAGGACTACGAGCGGCACGTGCAAGTGCAAGGTATTTTGCTGCAAGAAAAAGTAAGCGGCTCAATCACCGAGGAGATGCTTAAAAGATTAGAGGAGCATGCCGAAGAAAGCCCCGGCAACCCTTTATTTGTTGCAGCACTAGGCAAGTTTAAGGGCGACCAAGCAAAAGCAATCAATCTGCTCTTGTCAGAACCACACTGCCCAAGCTACGCAAGAGGGGCAAGACCAGATATCTATTGCCTAGTGGGCTGGCTATCGGCCGCAAAAATTGTATTAGAAGGTAAAAAATGATTCTAGCCCCCTCTAGAGAGGTTTGGGACGCAACCCTAAAAGCCAATTGGCGGCAGCGCACAATCACACCCTTAAGCATAGCGAGCGCTATAGCCGAGCGCATAGCCGGCAGAGAAGTCTCGGGCATGACTTCAATGATACTAAGGGACCTTTGCCTAGTTGGTAAGAACGACAGGCCCAACAAAAAAGGCCGTAATGCCCTAGCTACTTACTTAAGGCATTGCCAGCACAAGGACTGCGCACCCCTAGAGATAGCAGTGCCCCCGCTACCTTATATTAAGCCTTTAACAGGCCAACAAATAGATTGAAGAGAGGATAATTTGCTAAATGGCTTGGATTTATTTACCGGCATCGGGGGCATTACTATCGCCATTAGCGATTGGGTTAGACCCATTACCTACTGCGAGATCGACAAATACGCCCAATCAATCATCATTTCCAGAATGCTTGAAGGCCGACTCCCACACGCCCCCATTTTCTCAGACATCAGAAAGCTTGACGGCACAAGGCTTCGAGGATTGGTTGACATTATTTACGGCGGTTTCCCCTGTCAGGACATCAGCATTGCAGGCCTTGGAAAGGGCTTGGAAGGTGAGCGAAGCGGCTTATTTTTCGAGATCCTGCGGTTGGTCAAAGAGATCCGACCAAGTTTTATTTTCCTCGAAAACGTTCCTGCAATCCGAACTCGTGGCGGTGAACGAGTATGCAAAGAGCTGGCCGAGGTCGGGTATGATTGTAGGTGGACGACTTTATCCGCTTTCGACGTTGGAGCGCCGCACAAAAGAGAGCGCTGGTTTCTCTTGGCCCACACCAAAAGCAATGGAGATCGACGAAACACCGGAGAGCTATTTAGCCAGGATGGCCAGATCAAAGGACCCCAAGACAAATACCAAGAAGAAAATATCAAACCTGGGTGTAGCGGTGAAGCTAACAACGGCGGTTGGTGGGAAGTTGAATCCCCGGTGGGTCGAATGGTTGATGAATTATCCCACAGACTGGACCGAATTAAATGCCTTGGTAACGCAGTGGTCCCGCTCCAAGTCAGGCAAGCCTTTTGTGAGCTAATAGGATTATAGATTGACCAAAAACAACACACCTGTTAAAAGCCGAAAACCCAAGCAAAGGGTTACAGCTCAAGGGCTTTAGGTGTTTTATGCTATTGTCTGTAGGTAGTCTATATGCGGTAGTAGAATAGGCAAAGACACCTAAAATCTTTGAATGCTCAATCTGTAACCCCTTGCTAGGCCAAACCCCGCCCCATTGCATTCACCTGCCAACTAAAATAGCATTTACTCAAGCAACCCTTGGGAGCAGCTAAATGCCAAAAAAACTCAGTATGAATATCAAAGCCCAGTGCTAGCCTTCCGTGAGCTAGATAACCGGTTTACAGAGACGTTCGGGATACTGCTAGAGGCAGGCATGCGCGCAGACATTGCCCACGCCGAAGCCGTTAGACTGCTTTCTATTCACTACCGCATTAACAGTCTAAAACTACAAGAGTTTCTAAATTACCTAGGCTATTATAACTCCCCCCTAGATACCTGGTAGTTGTAATGGCGATGTAAAAAGTGCGATACTGTCTGAATATTCACCTGTCACCTATTACCTACATTCATTACTAAGGGGTCCTTATGCCTAACCTAGCTCTAATCCTAGTCACCATCTCTTTATCAGCCGTAGCCTTTTCCCAGGGATCTCCCGGTGGCGTAGAGGTCCCACCTGTAGACGCTCTTTATGCACTCATTGAGCTCTTGAAGAACTGGAAGGCCAGCGCCCCTGTAGCCATTGGCATGACACTGGTTACAGTCGCAGTACAAATCCTAAAGCTTTTCCCAAGCTTCAAATATAGCCGCATAGCAGTAGTAGTCCTCTCTGTATCCTATGCAGGGTTCTTCCATGTTGCAGGGGGGCTCTCAGTCTTTAACGCGGCTATCATGGCTCTAGTTACAGGCGGGGGTGCGGTTGCCATATATGAAGCATTCAAGGGCCTGAATGCATCCGTTAAAAAAACCTCATAGGCGGTATAACCACGATGAGACACCTAGCCTTAGTTTTATGCCTACTAAGCTGCAGCCCGGGTGCGGTTAACGATGTCATTAACCCTGGGGAGAAACTCTATAAAAGAGATGTAAGGATACTCTTTGAGGGCAAGGAGTATCTAGGTGTAGCGGTGCTACCTAAAAGAGACAAGTACCAGCTAGAAATGGTCTTTGCTGGTGAGTTAGACCTAGTGACCTTTAAATCTTGTCATAGGGAAGTGACACAGGATGACGCAGGGTCAGGACGTATTTTTGGCAAAAAAAATAGGTGGAGCTATACCTACGTCCCAGTAGCTACGGTAGAGGACGGGGTCTGTCCGGTAGAGGTAGCTGGCTTTGAAAGAGTAAAAGGCAGGCACTCACTTGGTAATATAGATTTTATGTCAGGCTTTGAGACCCTAAGGGGGGTTCTACTTTGTAACGGTACTAGAGAGGGCTTTGACGGCGTGTCAGCATGCCAGGCCTATACGGGCCTTATAGTAAAGGTAGTCTTTAGTGAGCCGGTCTACTCAGTGCCGGACGATGAATGCACCTCAACCCCGATAAGCAAGGATGCAATGAGCTGGGAGCTAATGATTAGCCCCGGTAGGTGTATCTATTCTTTCAGAGGCATCAAAGGCGGTAGGCTTTGGCATAGGCTCACAACCTACGGCTACCAAGAAATTCCTATAAGGACTACGGAGTAAGTATCATGGGCATCTTTAGCTTAGTTGGGGCTTTAGCTCCAATCCTGTTACAGATCATTAGCTTTATGATGGCTAGAGGTATGATGAAAGCAGAGACTAGTAGAAAGTTTCTAGATGCCATACATGCCTATAACAAAGAGAGCGGTAACTTTAGTGTCAAGATGAGACAGAAATATGCACGTATGGTAGAGAGGCAGATAGAGCTAGAGATGGCAGAAAGAGAGGCAGCAAGAAATGGCAATTAGCTCAATCATCTCTGAAAAGTCTCTTATGCCAATATCCCTAGCCTTTACGGCCTGCGCATTTGCCTTTTGGGTGGCCGGCGTATCAAAGGACGTAGAAAGTACAGCCCACGCCGTTACCCGCATCCAGAGTGAGCGCAGTAGCGTTGAGGCCGAACTTTTGTCACAGCTACGGTCTGCATCTATCTCAATCAATGAGATCGAGCGGATGCAGGCAGTCCACAATAGCCAGATGAGCATGGTTCTGAAGATGCTTGATAGAGGAATTGAGAGGTAAGCCCTTTGTTTAGTGATTATTTCTCAGAGGCAGAGATTAGATGTCGGTGCGACCTTGGCAGTAAGTGCCCGGCGCCCCTAGCCCTAGAGCCTACCTTTAGAGGTAAGCTATTAGAGGTGCGGTTGCTCTTTGGCCTACCTATGACAGTAACCAGCGGCATTAGATGCCCCTACTGGAATGATAAAAATAGCGGTGCGGTTGATAGCTGGCATTTAAAAGCAGGTGCGGTTGATGTCAGATCAAAGGGGGCGGCCTATAACGGCAGGCTCGTAAAGGCAGCGCTTGAAGCTGGGATAATGGGCATAGGCATCAGAGGCGGCAAGGCCCCAATCGTTCACCTAGATAATAGAGTGAGTAAGGTGCCAGAGTTTTTCGGCTACTAGTTTCCACTACCTCGGATACTTTACCCCTAATACTTACAATGACGTAGTAAAAAACTTACCAGTTTGGAAGGCATCTATTCATCAACCTCACGTTGGCTCATGTTGCTTGCGGCTTCGATAACTTTTTCAGCTTTGGTTAGCTTGGCACTAATTTCTTTTGCCATTTCTTGGGCCTGGAAAGCTACCAGAGTTATAGATTTTAATTCTGCTTCAGCCCTTTCCAGCTTTGCTTGAAGGTTTTGCATTTCTAAAAACCAGGCTAGAAGTTTTCGGGAGTCTTCTAAGCTGTATTTACTTTCCTCTGTGGTCATTCATCAACCTCAACAATAACGGGGCCGTATTCAGTTACTAACCGGATAGCATCATCGGGGCATTCCGCATAAAGACGGCCAGAGCAAAACCAATGACCATCACCAGGTCTGTGCAGCGCAGGGTAAAGCTTCACAGTTTTTCTTTCAGGCGGGCTGATGTCGTTTTCATGCTCATGCGAAACACGTAATTTACCGTCTACATGCCGGTAGTGAGCTACACCGTCTGCTATGAATATTAGTTGTGCATGGCTCATGTTATGATAGGCATGAGTAACAAAGGTATATTCTGCTCCTGATCTGTCTTTATAAATCTCCCCAACTTTAAACTTCACTCGTTACCTCAGCCCAATTTGTACGTTAGCCAGCAACCAAAGCAGAATGTCGATTAGTTTCCATGCTGCAAGAGGCATGGCAAGGAGACAGATAACAAAAATCATGGTTATCCCTTCGCCTAAGTTTCCGTATGACATCTAATCTCCTCTATTAGTTTTTCCTACCTACTAGGAGCTCATCTGCCCCAACGGTATTAGTAGCAAGCCAGTCAATAGCATCAGACACCGTAGGCAGGTTAGCCATAAACCTAATCCCGTTAAACTCGTCACCTACCGAGACATCAATCCCACCATCAAAAAACCAGCTAAGAGAGATATTCATCTCTGCATCGTAAATCCTCTGGAGTTTATCAATGCTGTTAGCCCCATAAAGTAGCTTGTAGTGGTCTCTCAGGCCCTCAGCTGTCTCTAGCTCTTTCAATGCCTCTGCTAGCTTTGTAGTAGCTTGGTGAGCAGTAGCCTCATAGTGGTCTCTCTCAGCCTTCACCGCCTTTAAAATCTGGCCTAAGTCATTCATAATGTAAGTCATAGCTTTCCATTCTTTCTCAGCGTTGTAGTCAGTCACCGGTTTTCTCTAAAATAAAGAGCCAAGCCACAAGCCCACCTATATAAAAAATAGGCAGACACGCAGCTATGAAAAGGCTAAATAATAGTACAACCATTAATTTCTACGGCCCTTAAAAAGGGGCACGAGGATACCCGCCACAACCGCCACAAGAAACCACACCCAAAGGGGGGCAGTCACTATCCACCAGGGCCAGTCTATTTTTCCAAACATTTTTAGCGTCATTAAGATAGTAAAAAATGCGATAGCGGCAACCGTATCAATCATAGTCAATCCTTTAGCGCACCGTTATTGAGGCATTTATCATAAAGGGGTGTAAGTTGGTGTTTAACACACCAGCTCTTGCGCTCTTTATTTCGACCCAAAATCATGCCAATAAAAAATATATTCGCGACGATGGCGACAATAGCCAAGTATTTAAGCATTTTTCTTTTTCTTCTTTGGCTTTTTTACCTTCTTTTCCGTCTCTTTCTGATCGCCTACTAAAACAACCACATGGTCTGCAGTAGCGGGCTTCGCAGCATCTACAACCCTTTGCATGACAGCTTCGTCATGGTCAAAGTCTCTGGCTTGCCAAAGGCTATGAAGGGCATCATTCAGCCCTTTTACAGTGGCCTCTAGATACTGGTTTGGCTTTATGTGATTTAACTTTTTAATAATTTGCCGAGCAGTCTCTACTAATACATCAACCCCACAGCCATTTACCTGGTCATAACCCTTTTGCATCCTAAAACTAATCATGTTGGTATCCTGGTCAACAAAGATAGGGCTCTCTTTTCTCAGCTCATCAAATAAATCCCAATCAAAAGCACCATCAACCATGGCGGGCCTTTTCTGTGAAACTGCAGCGCCGCCAATCCGCTCAACCCCTTTTAAAACCTCTAACATCAAAACCTCATCTAGCTACATTATTAAACAGGCCCCGCGCCCTCATACTTAACCGCCATATGTCGCCCGAGATCAGCCAGCTTTGTAATATGCGACTTAGTCAAGCCGTGATTTTTAGGCTTCACTTTGTGGCATATGACGCAAATCATAAGCGCCTGCTTTCTACCATCTCTTTTTATCGTGATAACGAAGTGCTCACAGCTCAGAAACATATCCCATGCCGCCTAAAAAAAGCCTCAGTCATCGGCGTAGAAAAGGATGTGATCATGCAATCATCGGCATCAATATCGGTGCTGTGATTAATGATGCACCATTTTTTCTTTTCACCTTTGAAGTTAAGTTTCCAAGCCTTAAGGGCCTGGTTGGGTTCAGGGTGAGCATGTATTGACCAACCATCCTCAATCAAAAACCCCGCAAATTTCGGCAAAAGATTTTTTGGCATTTGATGCTTTATCTGTCTCATTTAAACACTCCCTCTAGATTGTCACGGGCCTCGCGCCTAGCTACCTGAGTGCCCCCGCTTTTTGTTATGGCGTAAGTCGAAGTTTTCGCACCCGCACTATGTTTAACAGTATTAAAGGCGGCAGTAGCCCGGTCAGCGATGATCTCATCAGCAAAATAACGAGCCGCGTTTATCTTTTCATCTTTATCGCCGGACACAGTGGTCATAGCTAAAAGAAAATCTCTGACCAAATATTGGCGTGTAGAAAGTTCGAGCATTAGGTGTAGGGGCCTTTCAAATATCTTTTATGTTGGCTCTCGGAAGTTGGCTAACCTTGTCATAGCAGGTAAGAACTAATTTAATCAACAAAAATATCTTGCGCCCGTCACCTTTTTAATTCAGGATGAGTGCAAGCCAATACAGCCAATTAGTTTCACGGTAGAAAATTTCGGAGCATCTCGGGTGATATGTCAGCTTCAATGTAAACAACCGTTTACTGCAGCAAATACCGCAATTTACTTTCCTACTAGGGGCATCTTTCCCGGCAAAATTTTATTGGCTTGCCACCGTGCCCCCGCTCTTTGAGCGCACAACATTTTTTCGGAGTAGTCATGGCTAAAGTAGACGTTGAGGAGAGGGCCTTTAGTGAGCCCGAGCTAAAAAAAGCTAGTGGAAAAAGCCGCGTGTCAAAGGCAGAGGTCATGGGCTACGCGCTTTTTTTATGGCGCGACTCCCAGCAAGCTGGGGTTACCGAAGCTAGTAGAGAGGACATCATTTCTTGGCTCGATACCGACCGATATGCCAAGCCCGAGAAGGCGCTTTATTGGTTAGTTGAAGCCGGATTTTTACGTGAGATTGAGATGAGAGACGGTCAACCCTGGTTTAAAATCTCTGGCAACGTCCACGCGGTGGAGCGCACAAAAATTCGCATCGATAAAGCCCGGGCAGCCGCAAGTGCCCGTTATAACAAGGAGCCGAGATGCTTGGAGCAGTCCTACAAGCAGTGCAGCGAGCAAGAGCCAAGCATGCCATACAGAAATACAGTTAAACAGTATAACAGAGTTATAAAACCCCTTAAGCCCCCTTTGCTTAAAATTGTGCCTAAAGAAGTGACAGCAAGAGATTTAGCAACCGCGTTAGTTTCTAGTGCGGCCGCTATCCTGGTAGAGCTAGCAGAGGCTAAGGTGGATCCGGAAACTAAAGAGGCCGATGTCTTTACGCGGCTAGAGAGAGAGCTCGGCCCTAAAGCACTAAAGCTTTTTAAGCAAAAATTTCCAAAATGGGCTTTTTTTACTAGGCCCTGGTATGATGCTTTTATTCACAAAAAACATGAAAAATTTGAAGCAAAAGCTATTAGAGAGCTAAGAGCGCTACACAGGGCGCTACCTAGCGGGCTAGAGGTGGGCGCTATATGAGAGAGAAAAAAATAAAGGTTTACAGAGAGGCCGTAGAATGCATCCGCTTTCACATGAACGCACGAGACCTAAACCAGAGGGCTTTAGCAAAAAGAGCTAAGATTTTAGAGGTCAATGTCAGCCGAGCATTAAACGGGGTTCGCCCACCTAACCTCTATATTTTAATCGCCCTCTGCAGGGCACTCGACATAACGCCCAACGATGCGCTGGGTTTTGGTAGGCCCTTAGAGAGCGCGGATGTAGAGATATCAAGGTTGAAAGAAAAAATAATTCGCATAGGTAGTATTTTAAAAGATGATTAGGGGGCCTATAAATGAGAAAAAAAGGAGATACCTCTAGGTTTCACAAAGGCGAAGCTCACCCCATGTGGGTTGACTATTATCACCTTTTAAGTGACACCGAAAAAATCTTTCTATTCACCTTTGCCGGTGAGTTTCACTTAGGCCAGTTTAGCGATAAACCCATGCACGGAAAAAAAACCATCAAAGAGCTACTTAATAACCGCAATGCCAAAAGGCGCGATGTTTTAACGGTCTCAGAGAAAGAGGTTAACGCCCTCAGCACCAGAAGGGGCCGCTACACAGAAAAAGACTACAGCCAGGGCTTTGAAAGCTTGAGCCCAGAGGACGCACTCATCGACTATATAGACAGCAAAAAGGCGGTTTCATAACCACCTTCTTTTTAACCATTTTAGAGGACTAATACATGCAGCTAGTAAGTAACGATGTAACGATTGAAATTCTAATCGCAACCGCCGACAGCTATCAATACGCCGGTAAGTTTCTCCTAGAGAGCCAGTGCAGCGGTAACGAAGCCGGCAAGCACCAGAGGGCGGTTGATCTCATCACAGCCAATTTTGTTGAGCTAGATAAAAGGATTGTCGCGCACCCAGGCTTTAGCGCTTGGAAGGTAGAGCAAGAGGCTCTTAGAGCCAAACAGAAAGCAGACCTAGCGGCAGCACAAGAGGCAGCGGAAAAGAAGTAGGCAAAAAAGGGGTGAAAGCTGTGAGCGTGCTGTTAAAGAAGTTACAAGAATTTTGGTTTAAATGGCGTATGGCAAGGCTAACCAAAAATCGGCTCGCAGCCCCGCCCCCGCCTATCACCCAGCTTGATGAGCTACTAGCCTTTGCAGAGACCATAGCGAGCTCCGTAGAGCGCATTAACTACCGATTCTTTGACGCCGTTAATGAGGGGCTTATTAGCGCCGATGACACGATGTTTAAAAATATCATTCAGCTAAGGTTTTCAGCCGACCGACTAAAAGATGAGCTCCTAATCAGGGTTCAAAAACAATAAAGGGTGATCAGCATGGTTAAAGTAGTTAAAAAAAGGATTGACGATGACCTAACTCAAGCCGGCCTGCCAGGGGTAGTCATCTGTTTACCCGATGAGGTAGCCGATGACTGCGAATTTAACGAGTATGGTGAGCAGACATTAGAGGCCGGCACCTATTTTAAAATCAAAAAACTTAACTCGATAGAGGCCGAGATGACCGAGGTGACCGTTAGAGACGGCCTAGTCACAGAGAAAAGAAAGCATGTAGACGTTGCTAGAATCATTTTAGGTAAGTTGATTAGAAAGGTGGGCGATAGTTATGGCATTTGATTTTACAGCCCTCATCTGGCCAGTAACCATGGTCATAGCTTTTTTAATCGTACGTAGTTTTATGAAAGACCACGCGAAAATATTGCAAAAAGATTTAGCGGCCCAAAACGGCAAGGTTGTAACCAGCGCAACTAAAAATGATTTAGACCTCATGAGAGTCAAGGCGATGAAGGAATTTAATTACATCCAAGAGGACCTGACAAAGATAAAGGAAAAAATAGCCGAGCAGCGGCTAGAGATACTAGCCATTAGAGGCCAAGTAAACACAGCTACAAAGGCAGCAACCTCTGCAGCCCTAGCGGTTGGTCTTAATCTGGAAAAATCACAATGAGTAGACACTGTCCGGTGCCAGTGTCTTTTTACGCATTATGCACCTTTTGCCAATGCGGGTTCTGGTGCCCTTACCACAACAGCGACGATATAGCTGATGACTGCTCAGAATATGAAGAAAATAGGTATCTGAGATCTCGCAATGAGACACTAGAGCTAGAGAACGAAAAACTAATAGAGCTTAGGCGAGCGGTTGATGACTACGTAAAAAATAGAACGCTAATCGATAGCTCACCCATCGGGCTACTTCTAACAGATACCTATAAATTCGGGCGTTTAAAGGTAGCTCTTAAAATATCTTGGGGGTGAAATATGGTTATTTCTAAAGTAGAAATTTCTGAGGCTAAAAAACCAAAGAAGAAAAGCCAAGCCGGCCGCAAAAAAGGCGGCGAAAAATCAGGCGGCCGGTTAAAAGGCACTCCGAACAAAAACAGTTTAAAATTCATCGAAAACTTTGACCTATGCGGCATCAATCTCGTACACGAGTTTTTAGAGTGCATTAAAAAGCTAGAACCAAAAGACCAACTAGGCGAGCTCAAGTTTTTATTTAGGCATGCCTATCCGCAGCTTAAAGAGATTGAACTAGGCGGCTACAGCGGCCACGAAAACCCGGCACGGCTTTTAAGTACCGATGAGCTACTAGCTAGGAAACTATGAGCGCTGCAGTAAACATCTATTCAGACCACCAGATCACCGATGAGCTTTGGCGCAGAGGTGAGCTATCCTGGAAACTACGCCCCGAGCAAAAAAGGCTAAAGTATGAGCTAGAGGCCCAGATAGTTCAGATTGCTGTATTTAACATCTCAAGACGTTGGGGCAAGACTTTTACCTTAGTGGTTTATTGCCTAGAACAATGCATCAAGTCTCGTGAAAGAATCCGCTACGGTGCAGCGTTTAAGACCGACTTAGAGGAGTTCGTCTTACCCGCTTTTGAGCAGATTCTAGAGGACTGCCCCCCGGATCTGAGACCGAAGTTTATCGCAACCAAAAAGATGTTTAAATTTGCTAACGGCTCAGAGATCAAACTAGTAGGCCTAGACAAAAACCCAAACGGTTTGCGCGGTAACGCTATATCAAAAATCATCATTGACGAGGCCGCTTTCGTCTCTAAACTGCGTTGGATTTATGTATCAGTCATTATCCCGGCAACTATGAAGCAAAAAGGCATTAAGCTAGTCTTTATCTCTACGCCCCCTGAATCACCCGAGCACTTCTTTGTCGATCTCATAAATAAAGCCAAGACCCAGTCCAATGGCTACTACCTAGAGCTAAGTATTGACGACATCTCTGACCTCACGCCCGAGGAAAGAGAGAGGGTGTTAGATGAGGTAGGCGGTGAGTTTTCGACCACAGCCCAGAGAGAGTTTTTCTGTCAAATTATCATTGATGCATCAAGAGCAATTGCGCCCGAGTTTAACGAAGAAAGGCATGTATTTAAGGACCTTAAACTACCAGACTATTACCATAGTTGGGTGGCCGCAGACTTTGGCGGCATTAAAGATATGACGGCCGGCTACTGTCTAGTATTTGACTTTGAAAGGGGCAAGGTACTAGTTACAAAAGAATCAGCCCATAAAGCCCAAACAGGCACCACTACCATTATAAAAGGCCTACGCTCCCTAGAGACCTTAGAGCCAAAGTGCGGATGCACCGAGCCCCATAACGGTAGGCGCTATGTTGATGCCCCTGGCCAAACCCACGCAGATTTTAGAGTAGAGCACAATTACAATGCATCACTGCCCGATAAAACCGATTTTGAGACCGGCATAAATTCCATCAGACTTGCCTTTCAGTACGATAAACTAGAGATTGATGAGGACTGCACCCTACTAATCCAAACACTAAAGACCGGCATGCTAAACGCTAAACGCACAGACTTTATGCGCACAGACAGCTTAGGACATATGGACGCAGTGGCAGCCCTCATATACGGTTACAGACACAGAGACCAATCAAACCCCTTTCCAAACCTCATGGGCCTACGGCGTGAGACCCACTACACTGAAAACGCTATAAGAAACGATAAACATAAACAGGCTTTAGAGAGCGCATTTAAATAACTAAAGGGGCGATATGAAAGAGTTTCCAAAAGACTATTACTACTGGCAGGAAAAAAACAAACTAGAGCTAATAGGACACCTGCAAGGGAAAATCAGGGAGTATTACGACTTTCTAGAGCGCACAGGCCTTTATGAAGTAATGGATAGGAGCTACAGGGCCTATTACGGCGGTAAGCTTGATGCTAAGTCTAGCTCTCTTTTTGATTCTGCTAGCCTCTCAAGAGAGGGTAAACAGGGTGAGCTCGTATACGGTAAAGCTAACCACTACTCAAACGTAACTGACCACACTGTCCAGCTCACTACCAGCAATAAGCCGGCCTTTCAATGTAGGGCGACCAATTCGGACTATAAATCCCTATCTCAGGCGACACTAGGGAGCTGCATAGTTGATTACTATTGGCGCGAAAAGTCTCTGTCAGCCGCCTATGTAGAGGTGACTGGTATGGCGCTTACTCTAGGTGAGGCATCAATTCACCGGCCTTGGGACCTAAGCGCAGGGAGTAGCTACATAGCGGATGTTGATAAAAACGAAGTTAAAAAAGAGGGTGACCTTAAATTCCAAGTTTGTGGACCCCTTGACGTTATTAGACGCATCGATGCTAAGTCAGTGGATGATAACCAGTGGTTTATTGTTAGGAGCTACGCTAACCGGTGGGACCTAATAGCTAGGAAACCAGAGTTAAAAGGAGAGCTCCTATCGGTATCAAGTAGCGAGTATGAGGACGTAAGAAGTTTTGATTTAAAGATGAATAGTAACGGCAGAGTTGATGCATCAGATGAGCTAGTCCTCTGGACTGCCTACCACAAAAAGACCGATGCTATGCCAAAGGGGCGAATGTTTATCTTTACTGGTGAGGTAGAGCTTTTTGACGGCGCTATACCCTATAACGAGATACCGTTAGATATCGTTCACCCAAGGAAAATCACTGGCACCACCTTTGGGTTTAGCCCTCAGTGGCAGCTCTTAGGTATTCAGCAAATGCTAGACATCCTAACGAGCACAATCATCACTAACCAATCGACTAACGGTATCAATAACCTCTGGACTAAGACCAATGACCCTATCTCTGTCATGCAGCTAGGGGGCGGCATGAAAAATATGCAGAGTGAGGAGATGCCGCAAGTTGTGAGGTTAGTCGATACAGCTCCCGAGCTCTTTAACTTTAGAGACACCCTAATCAGAGAGATAGAAACCCTGTCAGGCATAAACTCCACGGTGAGAGGTAACCCAGAGGCCTCACTTAAGTCAGGCTCAGCTCTAGCCCTAGTGGTAGCCCAAGCCGTCCAATTCGCTTCAATGCTTGAAGGCGCAATCACAACCGCCCAGGAAAACACCGCAACCGGCATTATCAATTCCCTGATAGCTTTTTCAAAATCCAAGCGAGTAGCCAATATCATAGGCGCAGCGAACCGCAGCTTTAGAAAAGAGTTTGCCCCGGATCAAGACCTAGCTGCAGTGGCACGAGTAGTCATTGAGCCCGTCAATCCTCTGTCAAAGACAATCTCAGGGCGTCTTCAAATCCTAGAAAACATGATGTCTCTAGGCCTAGTAAAAACACTGCAACAGTATCTCACGGTCATGCAGACCGGCCAGCTAGACCCAGCTATGGAAAGTAGCGGCAGCTTTGAGATGCTTAACATCAGGGCAGAGGGCGAAAACCTACGGGAAAATAAGCCGGTGATAGCACTCATCTCTGACATGCATAAAACTCACATTATTGAGCATCTTTCCCTACTCTCAACCCCTGAGGCCAGAGAGGATGCAAGCTTTGCAACCCGCGTCTTACTCCACGTAGCCGAGCATGAGAAAAGGTGGCAAGAGCTCACAGCAAGGCCAGCCCTATTAATGGCTACCGGGCAAGAAGGCTTCCCAGGTCCTATGGGGCAGCCGCTCCCTCTACCGGCAGAGGAAGGGGCACCGTCTAACGAAGTCACCACACCCTTAGAGGCGCCGTCCCAAGGCCAAGGCATGGGCGAGATGCCAAGAGACCCTAATATGCCAAACCTTCCGCCTAATGCCGACCCCAAGAGCCAAGCTGCCTATGAGCAGTTAATAAGCCAAACCCAACTAGGAGCGTAAAATATGCCAGATGAATTAGTAGTAGAGACCAGCCCGGAAGTCAGTGAGGCAGTTTTCACGGATCCGAAAGAAGTAGCAAAGCTAGCCTTTCAAAAAGAGACAGAGGACCTAGTAGCAATGGCCAAGGCCGAAAGTGCGGCCAGCGCTAAAGAGGCACTTTCTAAAGCTAAAAAGAAAGAGCCCATTGACGGGCCCGGTGAGGAGAGCGAAGAAAAAGAGGCCTCTAAGGACGCCCCAGAAAAAGATGAGAGCCCCCAAAGAAAGATAAAACTCACAATTGACGGTGAGGAAGTTGAGCACGATGAGAAAGAAGTCATCAGACTAGCCCAGATAGCCAAAGCCAGCCAAAACAGGGAGCACGTAGCTACAAAGACAGCCAAGCAGGCCCAAGCCTTCGTAAAAGCGCTAAGAGAAAACCCCGAGGCCGTCCTAAGCCACAAATCCCTAGGCCTAGACCTAGAGGTCTTAGCCGAGAAAATTCTTTGGAAAAAACTGCAAGAAAGCCTCAAAACTCCTGAGGATAAAGCCAGAGAGGCCGAGGAAAAAGAACGCTCAACCGATAAAGAGGAGCTAGACCGCTACAGAAAAAAAGATGAGGAGCGCGCAGCCAGCCAAAAAAAGGAGCGCATGGAAACTTTAAAAGAGCAGTACCGGCAAGACTGGACCCAGAAATTTACTGCAGCCCTTGACAGTGTCTCAATCCCTAAAGATGACTGGACCCTAAACCGTATGGCTCAGTATATGAGGGCCGGCCTAAAATCAAACCCCGGCATTGAGCCCAAAGACGTAGCGCACCTAGTAGAGGCCGATTGGCAGAGGACCCAGAAAAGCACCCTTACATCTTTAAAGGGAGATGCCCTTATGAAGTATCTAGGTGAGGATGTAGCCGAGGAGGTCAGAAAGGCCCAGCTAAAGAAATTCCAAGACAGGGATCTCGAGACAGACGCCACACCCGAAAACTCCCAAGCCCCTAAAACTCCTAAGAAAGTATGGTCATCAGTAGAGGAGATGCTAAGGCAATAACTGAAAGTTACCGTATTAAAGATAAGAAACAATATTTGTCTTTAATACGGTGAGCCGTCTAGGGCGCTTTAAGCTACCCGAAACCGCAAGGCGCGAATAGCTACCTAAAGCCAGTTTACTCAGACAAATACCCTAAATTAAACCAAAATTTAAAGGTAATACCATGTCTGATAATACTAAAGCCTCGCTAGATGCCCTTTTCAAATACAAAGTAGCTAAAGAAGTTGATAACCTTATCCCTTCGGCTTCAATCATCCAAAAGATGCTTGGCGAGCTAACACCCGCAACCAAGGCCGGCCGTAAGTTTTTGCAGCCAGTAGCTTTGACTCAAGAAAATGGCGTTACATACGGTGACGGAACTGCCTTTACATATAATGATGCTATCGTAGCAGTTTACGGCGAAGCACAAATCGATGCAGCTCCAATCATGCTGCGCAGCCGGGTTTCACTCTCAGCCGCTAACACTATGCTTGATGACCAAGCTACTTTCATCACTCAGACCAAGCTGCGCGCTGGCACGATGAAAGAATCTCTTTCAAAGATTTATGAGATTGAGTGCCTTTACGGCAAGTCAACCGTTGGCGTTGGTGTTATCCTTAGCCAAACAGGCTCAGGCCTCACTAGAGCTCTAGTTTTGTCCGAAGCTACTTTCGCAGCCGGTATCTGGGGCGGCAAAGAGGGCTCACTCCTAGAATGCCGCAACACTGCAGGCACAATTCAAAACCCTGACGCTGATATCGTTCTAGTCTCTGTTAACACAGACACTAGGACCCTAAACGTCTCAGGCGATGACTCAGATTTAACAGCATGCGGTGCAACTGATATCATCTGGTTTAAAGGCCAGTATGCTAACGGGTTTCACGGCCTTTTTGCTCAAATCGAAAACACAGGCACTCTCTTTAATATCGCCGCAGCTACCTACCAGCTCTTTAGGGGCAACGTAGTAGCAGTCTCAGGCGCTCTCGTTATGAGCAAAATCTTACGCGGCCTTGCAAAGGCGGTAGTAAGAGGCGGCCTTTCTGAGGACGTAGTAGCTTTGGTTTCTTCCGAAGGCTATGAATCTCTTAACTCTGACCTCGCAGCTTTACGCATGCTAGACGGCAGCTACAACGGCGCAAAAGGCGAAAACGGCGTTGAAGGTATCTGCTACCGTTACCAAGGCGGCAAGTGCAAAATTGTTGCACACCCTTTTATGATGCCAGGATACGCGGTAGCAGTACCGGAAAAAGGCGTCAAGAAAATCGGCCGCGTTGATATCAATTTCGGTATCGGCGGATCAGACTACTTTGAGAAACTAGAAAACTCTGCAGGCTACCAGCTAATCTGCCAAGCAGAATGGTCAATCTTTATCGAAAAACCAGCACGCTGCGTCTTGTTTACCACAATCACTAACCCGGCATAATCCGGTTTAGGCCCTTATGGGGATAGCCTCAAAACTGGGCTTGGCTAAAAAGAGCCAAGCCCCTTTTTTCTTAAAAGGATTAAAAAATGTCATCTGTAGTTTTTACAATCAGGTCCCCGCTAACTCAGGCCCTTCTTAATCAAAAGCTAGTCCACGCCGGCAAGCCAAAAGTAGGGGCTCAGGCCTGCGCGCAGTTTATCAAGGACCTTCTTAGTGGCCAGCAAGTTGGAATTCTTGATGTCCAAACAGGGGCATCTAACCCAGTGGCAGCCAGCGGCACCTTTACTCTAGTCTCAGTCATTGCAACTGATGCCCTCACTATCGGCAGCCAAACCTTTACTTTCACATCAACACCTACCCTAGAAAACGATGTCGAAGTAGACGGAGCAGACGACACAGCTGATGCAGCCGCGATGGCAGCCGCTATCAATTTGCACTCTATTACCGGCAAAGTAGTTAGAGCAACCTCAGCCCTAGGCGTAGTCACAGTCACAGCTCTACAAAAAGGCCTAGTAGGTAACAAAATCCCTATCTCTGATGCAGATACCACCATTACGACATCAGCCGCATTTTTAGCAGGCGGCACCGGCGGCGCTGACTCAGCGGCCACTACCTACGCTTTGGGCCTATGAGACCAGCTAACGGCCACACCATAATTTAAAGAGGATCATATGGGAAAAAATAGACTAATTGATAGACAGGTAACCCTGTCAAATATCGTAGGCCCCACAACCTTTGATATCGAACTAGAATATGCAGATATTTTGTCAATTCAGGCAGTAGCTACGGTCACAACCCCAAGCGATAAAACCTTCACTGCAGCCGTTACAGATATTTGCACGGCAGTAGCGCACGGCTTTATCACCGGCCTTAAGGTAAGGGGCAGCACTACTACCACACTACCGGCCGGCATCTCCTTGGCGACAGATTATTTTGTCATAGTCCTAAGCGCCGATACCTTTAGCCTTGCCACTACCTACGCCCTAGCACTTGCCGGCACAGTAGTAGATATCACCGACACCGGCACCGGCACCCACACCCTTACACCCACAGTCTTAGCAGGCGGCTCAGTAAAACTGCAAAAAAGCAATTTTGTATCTGCAGGCTTTTCTGATGAGGGTTCAGCTACCAACGTAACGGTAGCCGCTACAGTATGGCTTGAAAAAGATAAACCAGGCTTTAGATACGCTAGGTTTTATGCAACCGTAACAGCGGGATCTCTAGCTATAACGCTAAATATTATCGCCAAGGATTAAATATGGCTACTACAGTAAGCTTTAACGGCACGAGTTACTCAGTGCCAGCTACAGGTGAAAGAGCTTGGGGCGGGCAAGTTAGCGCCTACCTCATTGCTCTAGCGACCGGCACCCTGCAAAAAGTAGGTGGCACCTTCACACTGACAGCGGCCGATGTTGACTTCGGCGCTACCTATGGTCTTAAGGCCGCGAAGTTTTCAAGCCGCTCAACACCATCCACTACCGGCATTGTAAGGCTTGGTAATAATGAGTCAGTAGCCTGGCGTAACGCAGCCAATGGAGCTGACCTAGCCTTAAAACTTAATGCTTCAAATGTCTTAGAATTTGACGGCACTCCAATTGTTACCCTAGCACTTGGCACAGCCCACACAGCATTAAGGATGAATGCAGGCGGCACAGCTTACGCATGGGCCTTACTATTAGACGCCAACATTGACGCGGCTGCTGCTATTGCCTGGACTAAGGTATCAAAGACCGGTTCAAACCTAACGGACCTGGCTACCAGGGCGCATACTGATTTAACTGCGATTGGCACTAATACTCATGCCCAGATTGATACTGCTATCACTACCTCAGCATCTCACATAGCTAGCACCTCAAACCCGCATAGCACAACGGCAACCCAGCTTGGCCTAGGCAACGTAGACAATACCTCGGATGTCACAAAGAATGCGGCATCGGTAACACTGACCAACAAAACCTTAACGGCACCCGTAATTAATTCACCAACGGGAATAGTTAAAGCTGATGTAGGCCTAGGTAACGTAGACAATACATCGGACACCACAAAGAATAGCGCGAGCGCTACGCTTACTAATAAGACGATAGCGGGCGCAAGCAACACAATCACTGTTTTAGCGGCTACTCAGCTATCAGGCGCGACACCAATTGCTAACGGCGGCACAGGACAAACCACAGCCAACGCAGCAACTAATGCTTTACTCCCATCACAGGCGACTCATAGCGGCAAGGTATTAAGTACAGACGCCACAAATACGAGCTGGATTTCGGTCTTAACGAGCCCGATGACTACCAGGGGCGACTTAATCCGGGGCGGTACTTCCGGTGTAGCTGAAAGAGTAGCGGCCGTAACAAATAACAGAGTAGTGCGCGGTAACGGTACGGACGTTGTTTCCGGTCAGATTGATGCCCCTGGTTTTTTCACAACCGGCGCGGCAGCAAGTAGCACAGACATTGGGATAGTTACTGTAGGCGCACAAACTATCTTTGGTCCTAAAACTATTACTGGCACCACAGATGCTACGTTTAATATCAACTCTGGCACCTCTGGATCTGGGCCGCTTTTGCAGTTCCAGAGAGCGGCATCTAACAAATTTAGTATGTTTGTTGGTGACGTTGACGGTGATGGCAATTCATCAACAAACGGTCTTAGCATTTATGATTCAACAGCATTAGCTTACCGATTTAGAATTACCAGCACCGGATCGGCAACATTCGGCGCTGTAGCGGCTCCCGTAGGGTCCGTAAGCATCCTGGCTGATACCGATGCAGGCCTTCTTGATATTAGAAGTCTTAACGCAACTGATGCCAATGACAGGGGTGCGGGTGTTTATATCCGTAAAAGAACCACAACAACCGGCACCACACAGACGTTTATGCGGTTTTTTACTGGCGTTACAACTGCCAACGGCAGTATCACGGGCAACGGTGCCGAACAAGCGATTTTCACTAATATATCTGATGAGAGACTAAAGGAAAATATTGTTTCGTTACCGAGTCAGCTATCAAACATAATGAGCCTTCGACCGGTTGAGTTCGATTACAAAAATGGCAGCGGACATCAGATCGGTTTTATCGCTCAAGAAGTAGCAAAGATTTATCCTGATTTAGTGAGTGCAGATGAGAAAACTGGTTACCTATCGTTAGCCGGCCTTGGCAAAGGAGAGTCAAGGCTCATTAAAGCAATGCAAGAGCAACAACAAATTATTTTATCACTATCGGTGCGAATTGAAGCACTTGAGGCTAAATGATGAAACTACTTCCAATATTTCTACTTTAAACGAAAGGCAAAAAATGAAATTCCTAGTTTACCGAGATAGCGACACTTTCAGACTAAGAAAAATCGTAATTGAAATTTATAGCCATAGCGGCGCACTTCTTGACCGTAGCCGGATGGTCGGTGGCCTACTAAGCAATCCTCGGGCTTTGCAGCGTTTAAAAACAAGAATCAATCGGCGCATTGCTAAACGCGCCCCTATCTGCCAGGTATATGAAAAAGCAGGCATGGGCGGTTAATCCGCTCTTTAATAGTTAAATTCTTTAAAGGAAAATCAAAATGGACAAATGCGCAAAATGCGGGCACAGCGAAAAAGCTTATAACTACCGCGAAGATGAAGATGAAGATGAAATGGAAGTAGTAGAGGTAGACCACGGCATGGAGATGTTAGCAAAAGATGACATCCTAGCGGAGCTCATGGAATCCCTCTCAGAAAATCTCGCAAAAAAACTAAAAAAAGCCTAAAGGCCAAAAATGCTAACAACCGATCTTTTAGAGGACATTAAAGCTAACTCTTTTGCTCCCGAAGGGCAGACGACCTACACTGATGCCCAGCTTTTAAAAGTAGCCGACAATGAGACCATGACAAAAATTGTCCCAGCTCTTTTAAAAGCCCGTGAGGAGTATCTAGTCACATACAAAGATTTTGCCATAACCATAAACCAAGCTGCCTACGCTATCCCGGCTAGGGCAGTAGGGTTGCAGCTTAGAGACGTCCATATTATAGACGGCACTACCGTCATCCCTGATGTCCCGCGCACCGAGCCCGAGCGCATTAATTCAAATGCATCCGGCAACCCTGAAAGTTTTTACCTACTTGGCAATGACGTTATGCTTTTCCCTAAGCCTAACGCCACTACCCGCACTTTAAGGCTATACTTTCCCTTACGCCCGAGCGCCCTAGTCCTTCCTACAGCTGCAGCCGTAGTAACAGCTATAAACTCATTAACCGTCACCGTAGGCACTATTGTCTCTACATGGGTAACAGGAAATATCTTTGATTTTATAAAGCAAGACGGCGGCCATGAGTGCCTAGCAATTGACCAAACTAGTACGCTCATCTCAGGCTCAGATATGACCTTTGCTGCATTACCGAGCACACTAAGAGTAGGGGACTACATTAGCCTTAAGGGGACCTCACCTCTTGTGCAGCTACCAGCCGAGCTAGTACCAGTCCTAAGCCAAGGCGCAGCCAGTAAAGTCTTAGAGAGTATGAATCAATCCGGTGCATCAGGGGCCCGCAAAGAGTTTAAAGAGATGCTAGAAACGGCCGTCATCCTATTAACACCGAGGACTGTTGGCGAAGCCAGGGTCATCGTTAGTAACCCATGGAATATCTAAATGCAAAGTATGACCTTAAAAGCTAAAGGCCGCTTCACTTCGGTCAATGAGCTCTCAGAGGCACCCGAGGGCGCTTTGATTGAAGCCGATGACGTAGACATACTCCAAGACGGTATCATTGAGCCAAGACGCGGCCTGGAAAGAGCTACCACCGATTCTTTCCCTGACACAGCTCATAGGGCAGATAGCCTTTTTTTTTATGATGACAAGCTCTTTGCCCACCGAGGCACCCCTTACGCCGCAGCTACTCTCTCTTATTATAACGCTGGTTGGATTGACGTTGGCGCAGTAAGTGCCCCTACAGGCATCAAGATTAAGACAGCCAAAGCCAGTCAAAACGTATATCTCACAACCTCTCTAGGAGTTAAAGTCTTAGACAAATTCGACGGCACTCTAAGGGTAGCCGGCGCGTTTAAGGCCCTTGACGTATCAGCCGTCACAACCGGCGCATCAGGCTTTTTAGACGGTACTAATAGCATAGCTTACAGACTAGTTTGGGGACTTAAGGATGCTAACGGCACCCTAGTTTTAGGTGCCCCATCAGCAAGGGGTGTCGTAAAAAATACCAATGCCCTCTCTACTTTTAGAGACACCATTGTCACTACCACCATTCCGACCGGCGTTACTACAGCTTGGATCTATCAGCTCTACGGCAGCGCCCAAACTACTGCAGCCGAGCCCTCTGATGACTTGCAATTAAAATTTGAAGGCAGTCCGACATCCGCTGAAATTACAGCCGGAAAGGTAGCAATCTCTGACATCACACCCGACAGCTTAAGGGGTGCCTCTCTCTACACCAATGCTAGTCAAGAGGGTATTGCTAACGGCAACGAAAGACCTCCTCTAGCTAAAGACATAACTGTCTTTAACGGGTGCCTTTTTTTCGCCAACACAGTATCAAAAAACCGATACTTTTTAACCCTGATCTCTGTAGGCGGCACCCTAGGGATAGTAGCAGATGACACCCTGACAATTGGCGGCGTAGTCTATACGGCTAAGGCAAGTGAGACAATTGCTAGTGGCCAGTTTGCAGTGGCTACAGGCGGCACGGCCGCACAAAACATAAAAGATACTGCAGCTAGTTTAATCAGGGTTATAAACCGCTACGCTTCATCTGTAGTTAGTGGGTTCTATTTGTCCGGTGTAGACGATACTCCCGGCAAGATGCTACTCGAAGAAAAGAATATCGGGGGTGGCCCCTTTTACGTCCTGACCTCAAGGGCTACGTGTTGGTCACCTTCGGGCATACCTACGAGCGGCACCGCTCAAGCCTCTACCAATGATACCTTTGTCAATGGCCTAGCATGGAGTAAGCCAAACCAGCCCGAGGCAGTCCCCTTAGTTAATTTTGTGCAGGTAGGCTCAAAAGACAGCGCAATCATCCGGATCGTAGCCCTACAAGAGGCCTTATTTATATTTAAAGATGAGGGCATTAGCCGGTTAACCGGGTTTTATCCTAACTTCAATGTTGAAGTATTAGACAATAGTGCAAAAATACTAGGAGCAGAGACCCCAGCCATCCTAAATAACCGGATATTCTGTCTCTCAGACCAGGGCGTCATTGAAGTCTCTGACGGGGTAAGGGTCATCTCTAGACCGATTGAAACCGACCTTACGAGCCTCTTTGGCAACACCCTAGCTACGCTTACATCAACCGCTTTCGGCCTCTCTTATGAGAGCGACAGAAAATACTATCTCTTTGTACCTAACGACATTTCGACCTCACCTGCCCATGCTCATGTTTACAATGTTTTTACTGCATCCTGGACTAGGCATATCCTTAAAAAGCTATGCGGCGCGGTAGACAGTAATAGGCCCTTTTTCGCTGATTCTGATGCACCTAGAATCTCAAAAGAAAGAAAGAGCTATACATACAGAGACTACGCTGATTTTCTAGTAGACACCGCAGTAACGGCCCAGACAGGTGACGTAGTAACTCTCTCAGAAAATAGTGACCTAGCCAGCGTAGGCGACCTCCTCTATCAATCTGATGAGCTCTTTTCAATCATCACGGCAGTCTCAAGCACTAACGGCACGGTAACAGTAACCGCCAACCCAACTTTCAACATAGCCTCTGCCCAAATATTAAAAGCTATACCGGCTAAGGTTACTTGGGCACCTGTGACACTGGCTAACCCTGGAGTACAAAAACAGTTAAGTAGCGCTACCGTATTCTTTAAAGATGATTTTAATGGCGTAGGCTACCTAGGCTTTGAGACAGATTTAGTAGCAGTAGAGACACTAGTGCCGGTGCAAGGCTTCGGGCTAAGTGTGTGGGGCCTTGGGACTTTCGGCGAGGAACCTTGGGGCGGTGAGAGTTCTAGACGGGCAGCAAGGCAGTGGGTCCCAAGGGATAAACAGCGCTCTAGTCAAATGGTAGTGAGCTGGCAGCACGCCTACGCTTACAGCCCTTGGAAACTCCAGGGCGTTTCTCTATTCGGTGAGATCGGCAGTGAAAAGGTGACTAGATAAATGGCATTTTTTAACTTTAAAAAAATCCTGCAGGAAAATCTTCCTAGCTACAGCTGGCTAGCCGCTATCATAGGACCAGTTAATAAAGGGTTCGAGGATGTCCAGAGGATACTAAATAGCGGTTTAACGTTCGGGCAGAATATGAGTGCTAGTGTAAACTCAGTGACACTAGACGGCGTTTATCCGGTTTATGTTTCCTGGGCCCTACCGGCCAAACCCGTAGGCGCTTGGGCTATAGTTTGTAGGGAGCTCTCAGGGGCGCATGTAACTTTCACAGACGCTGTCTTTCTTGATTGGACTTGGGACGGTGAAAGAATCAGAATAGACGGGGTGACAGGCATCACACCTACCTCAACCGCAAAATTTAACCTCTCTTTCATAGCAATCACAGGATAAACAAAATGGCTTTCGTAAAAGATGACGATGAGGAAAATCTTAATCAGCAAAGCGGCCAGCCCCAGGGCTCTGAGCAGGTTTTATCAACCGGCACCAGCGGGGCCGGAGCTCCCGGTCAATCTGCAGCGGAAGGCCCGGCGGCAGGCGAAAAAGCAAAAGGCACAGGGTGGACTAACCTTGTTAGCTACGTAGACGCCAATAAGCCCCAAGCTAACGCTATGGCTCAAAAAGTAGTAGGCGGCGTAAGCGCTAGAGCGGCCGGAGCTACCAGCACCGGTGACCTCTTTGCGGCCGGAGCAAAAGAAACGGTAGGAAACCAAACCCCTAAAAGAGATAACTCAATCATCTCTGACCTAGGCACTAACGCAGCATCAATTGCAAATGATGAAACCCGGAGAAAAACCTATGAAAGCATGAGAGATGCTAGCTACACCGGCCCAAATGCGGCTAGTGAGGCCTCTGGTTTTAATGCCGCGTCTAAAGGCTACCAAGACGTAGCAAAGAGCGCTGATGTTCTAGAGGATTTTGAAGGACGTAGAGACACGATTGCAAAAGCCTATGAGCCGAGAGATGACTATAATGCCGGTGAGCAGAGGCTAGATTCTTTCCTGGTAGGCCAAGGCCCAGCTAGAGAGACAATTCTGCAAGGCAAGAAAGATTTTGGCACCGGCTCAACCTTCACGCAGGGCTGGGATGACATACTAACAGGAGTAGACACCGACATAGGCGGCGCCAAGGCCGCAACCGACCAACTAAGGACCGACACCGGCAACGCAGCTACCACTAGCCTTGACGCAAGTAAAAAAGTCTTTGATGACTACAGCACTACAGCGGTAGGCGCCAACAAAGCGAATGATGACATCTTTGCCCGCTTAAGCACCGAAGTATCTAGCCCTAATAGCAACATTCGGGGCCGTGCATTTGCCGAGATAGGCTTAGACACAGCAACCGGCGAATTTTTACTGAAAAACGGCGCTAAGATGAGTGACTTAATCAGCGCAGGCAAAAGAAGAAATGCAGGCGACTTTGCTCAAGACGCAGAGATAGCACAATTCAACGCCCTATCTAGCCTCATGCCAGGCAGTGGGCTTGACGCCAATATGGTTAGTAAGACCGGGGCCTCAGCGAATCCCTTCGAATCCAATCAAGAGAAAATCACTCTCTCAAGAGAGGCTAAAACCTTACAAGACGGCCTAGAGAGCCGACTAAAAACCGAGCAACAAAAAAGAGATGACTCTTATAATGTCTACGCCAATGCCATTCAGTCCTATCAATCCGGGCCAAGCTCCTACAGCCGAGACCCTACAGCCCATATGCAGCCCCTTGCAAAGCTGACCGGCATCTCTGCCCAGTCGTTATCCGAAGCCCAAGAAAAAGGCCTAGATGTTAGCCAATATCTAACAAAGGGCGCAGCTCTAAACGTAGGTGACGTCACCCTTGACAGTGAAAGGCAGGGCTGGTCTAGCCTACTAGGCAAGATCGGTATTAACCCGCAGTATGATGTTAGCGATAGCCAGGATGAGGGGAAAGCATACGGCTTTGACCTAGCCGGGCTGGCCGCAGCGGTTAAAAATGTCAACGCACCTAAGGTGATCAAGACGGCCAGCAAAAATAACCAACAACAAGACCCTAAGAAGGCAGTGACCGCCGAAGCTAAAAAAGCCATTGCACCGGGCGTT